GAGATTTAAGGAACGTAATCACAAAAAGATGTATAGGTATAACGAAAAAGATGGATACCCCTATACACGAAATCACGGAGTATAATAATACAAGTATTAATATTACAAGTAATAATATATCTAAGAGGGATGGTTTTGTTAATCATGTTATGTATTTTGATTATCCTAAACAAATGAAGCAAGAATTTATAGATTATTGGACAGAAAAAAGTTCTGATCGTGTTAATGCTAAAATGAGATATGAAAAGCAATCTACGTTTGATGTTAAGTTGCGACTTGCTCGTTGGGCAAAAAATTCTGCAAAATGGGATGCACCTAAAAAAACAGGCACTTCTAAATTAGATGCACAGATAGATGAATGGCAAAAAGCAAAGGACTTAATATGATAGATGAATACAAGCAAATGATTTACTTAGAAAACCTATATAAAAAAAATACTATAGATTTAGACAATTATTTTAAGTATAGTGGTAAGTTAGAAATAGGTAAAAGATTTAGAGAACCTACACAAGATTATGTATATGTACATAGAAGATTAATAAAAAATGATATGTCTAAATATAAATTTAAAAAATGAAAACATTAGAAAACGAAAATTTAAAAGAACTAACAGAAAAAACATTAGACCTAATTGCTAAGACCTCAGTAGAGTTAGGACATAGAGCAGATGCTAAAACAATGGCATCACTTGCAAAGATACTTGCTGAAGATTTACAAAAAGAAAATAGATTTAGAAGGATGTATTTTACACAAATACAAGATGCTTTTTATCAAGGTGTAAGGTTTTGCAATTTTGATCCTTTTCTTAATATAAGAACTTTTTATAAGTGGATATTAGAACACAAAAAAACAATAGCAGAAGCTATTTATAAAGTAGAAACTTTGAAGCAGAAGAATGTAGAATTTTACCAACCACAAATAAAACAAATTAAATGATAGATTTTTTAAGACACTTAACAGGATTATGTGGAGAACCACATCCTAGTTTATTAACACTATTATTAGGAACTCCTGTTATAAGTTATGTAATTTATAAATTTAAAATAAAACAAAATGAAAACAATAACTATAACTGAAAATGAAATAACATCTGCAACAGATGCAATTAAATGGCATTTAAAAAACTATGGTCATATTACAAGTTTACAAGCTATAAAATTATATGGTGCTACAAGGTTAGCAGATATAATATATAAGTTAAAAAAACAAGGTTACAATATACATAAAACAGATGTAGAGTTTACTACTAGATTTAATAGAAAAACTACAGTAGCAAAATATCTATACTTTAAACCAAAACCACAGTTTGAACAAAAGTTAATATGGGGATAAAAAAACCTGTAAGTAAACTTAAAAAAGAATTAGATAGTTGGTTTTCTAAATATATAAGATTAAGAGAAGCTACAGATATGGGTGTTGCACAATGTTTTACCTGTGGTAAGATAGATCATTACAAAAAACTACAGAACGGACACTTTCAATCTCGTAGGCATCACAACACAAGATGGGATGAAAAAAATTGTCAGGTACAATGTGTCAAGTGTAATATGTTCGAACAAGGAGAGCAGTATAAGTTTGGAATGTATTTAGATGCAAAGTATGGTTTAGGTACTGCTGAACAATTAGAATATTTGTCAAAGGTAAATGTAAAAATGACTAGAGTAGATTACACAGAAAAGATAAGTTATTACAAAGACCTTGTTAATAAAATAAAAAAGGAAAAGAATATAGAGTAATTAATTTTCTATATTTGGATATGGACAAACCAATATTTGCAAACACTACACACCAAATAATAGTAAATGATTATTTAAATCTAATGCTAACTTTTGTTAAAGAAATATCATCACAAACTAAATATAATAATTTTAAAGAAGTTCTAGGTCTTGTCATTGAGTATCATAATAGCTATGGTAAAGATGTAGAGAAAGGTAATTGGAATGATTGGTTAATGATTATACCTATAAATACTTCTGTTATGGTAAATGGATATTTTGCAGGAATACAAACAAAAAGAAACCTTGAAGCAATAAGGGCATATAAATTATTACTTGACAACGCACTAGAATTATTAGTTAGAGATTTAAGAGAGATAGAAAATAATAATGAATAAAATATATCAAGTAGTAGCAGATTGTAGAAAGACATTTATAGATATGTCCTACTCTTTTACTTTTGATGAAAACGAAATAAACGAAGCAGTACAAGAACTTATGTTATATTTTTTGCAAATGAACCCTACAGTTCTTAAAGATATATATGAAAAAGATGGACAGAAAGGTGTAGTAAGATATGGTGCAGTAGTATTAAGAAGAAGTTTTACAAGTCCTAGAAGTCCTTATTATTATAAGTATAAAAAATACTATACTAACTTAGATGCACAGGCAAGTAGTATAACATATGACATTACAGAAACAGGAGAAACATCAAACGAGAAACACTTATACAATATACCTAATCCTGAAGAATACCAACAATGGCAGAAGCTAGAACAAATAGATAAAGCATTAGAAAATGTGTATTGGTATGATAGGGATGTATTTAAGTTATACTACTATGAGGGTAACACACTTACAGGACTTGCAAAAAAGACAGGGATAAGTAGAAACAGTTTATTCACGACTATAGACAAAGTAAGAGAGCAACTTAAAGAATTATTAGATGACTAACTTCTTTGTAAAAAACGAGATATATGAAGAACGTATAGCATTATGTAGAGAGTGTGTATATTACTTTAAACCTACAGGTACTTGTAAGGTGTGTTTATGTTTTATGAAAGTAAAAGCTAGGATAGGAGTAATGGAATGTCCACAAAAGTATTGGAGTAAAACAACAGAAGTAGAAAGACCTGATGATATACCTGAAGAACTAATAGAAGAATGTCTATTGATTTGGGATGATATAAAGACAGGAGTAGCAAAGAACGTAACAGTAAAAAAGAAAATGGTAGAGTTATACAACACAATATATGGTACTAGGTACAAACCTACTAGTAATTGTGGTACTTGTTTAAATAACTGTTTTCAAGGAATTAAACAAATAAAAGAAAAATATGGATAAAAAAATACCTGATTATTATATAGGAAAAAATCATAAATACGAAGCTAGAAAAGTAATAGCAGATTGGGAATTAAATTGGAATATCGGTAATGCCGTAACGTATTTATTAAGAGCAAACTTTAAACATCACAGACCTGATGATTGTATAAAGAAAGCTATACATCATTTAGAATTTGAATTAGAGGAGTTAGAAGCAAAGAGAAAAAAGAATATTAGATTAAATCATATTTAATTATGTTAAACTATGTATGTAATGTTTGTGGTAACACAAGACAACTATCTAAAGCTACATTAGAAGTAGTTGATGGTAAAGTAAGAACAAGAGAGGCATTATGTAAATGTGGTGCTTATATGCAAGAAGTATCTAAAGAGTTTGGTGGGTTTCCAAATATAAGAAGAACAGAACCATCTTTAAGTAAAAGAAAAGATAGAATGTGGAAAGATACTAAAGAGAAACTTACAAGCTAATGAAAATACTAAACTTATATGCTTGTCTTGGTGGTAACCGATACAAGTGGAACGAAGTCAAAAATGATATAGAAGTAACAGCAGTAGAACTTGATCCTGAAGCTGCTAGATTATATCAAGAGAGATTTCCTAATGATAAAGTAATTGTGGCAGATGCACATCAATACTTACTAGACCATTATAAAGAATACGATTTTATATGGAGTTCTCCACCTTGTCCTACACATAGTAGAGTAAGAATGTCGCAAAAAAATAGAAAAACTTTTATAGACAAATATCCTGATATGAAATTATATGAAGAAATAATATTATTGCAACATAATTTTAAAGGTAAATATGTTGTGGAAAATGTTATACCATATTATGAGCCACTTATGCCTGCACATAAAAGAGGAAGACATTTGTATTGGACTAATTTTAATTTACCAAATAATGTTAATGAAAGAAATTTATCTGGCACTTTGACAAATATGAAAAATGAAGTTGCAATATTGTGTAAATTTCACGATTACAATTTTAGAAAATATAAAGGAAGTCAATCAGTTCAAAAAATGGCTAGAAACCTTGTAGATTATGAAGTAGGAAAAACAATATTTGAAACAATGTTAGGAATAGTAAAAAAAGAAGATATAAACCAAACAGAATTATTTTGAAATTTGTAATACACGATAAAAAAGATAAGATGCAATTAGTAAACTATTTAAAAGATATGGAAAGTCCATATACTGTAGAGGTTAAGAAACACAGAAACACAAGATCAAACGTACAGAACAATTACTATTGGAAATGTATAGTGCAAGTATTAGCTGAGGAACTTGGTTACTTTAATGATGAGATGCACGATATACTAAGGGCTAAGTTTCTAAACGAATGGGAAATGGTAGAGATAAACAATAAGAAGATAGGACTAAACAAGATAGTAAGTACAACATCTCTAAACACAAAAGCATTTGAAGTATATGCAGAACAAATAAGAATATGGGCATTGTCTGATCTAGGGATAAGATTAATGCTACCAAACGAATACCAATAATTTCTATTATATAATAGAATTGAATAATCAATTTTAATCAATTATGGACAAGAGAATAAACAATGGTGGTAAAAGAGAGGGTGCAGGTCGTAAAAGTAAAGCAGAAGAACAAAAGCTAATAGAGAACTTAACACCTATGAACCCTGATGCTCTAAAGTCATTAGAGATAGGTTTAAAGAATAAAGAACAATGGGCAGTAAAGTTATTCTTTGAATACTTTTATGGTAAACCACAACAAAGAGTTGATGTAACGAGTAATAGCGAAACATTAAACATACCAATAATAAACTTCGTTGAATCCGAAACTGAATAAAAAGTATAGTGCATTATTTTCTTCTGACTGTAGGTATTATATAATTACAGGTGGTAGAGGATCAGGTAAGTCCTATGCAGTTACAGTATTCTTAACTCTACTTACTATGTCGCAAGGTGTAAGAGTATTGTTTACAAGATATACTATGGTTTCTGCTCACTTATCTATTATACCTGAGTTTTTAGAAAAGATAGGTATATTAGGATTAGATACAATCTTTAGTATAAACAAATCAGAAGTATTAAATACATCTACAAAGAGTGATATACTATTTAGAGGTATAAAGACATCATCAGGAAACCAAACTGCTTCTCTTAAATCTTTACAAGGTATTAACTGTTGGGTACTTGATGAAGCTGAAGAACTTATAGATGAGAACATATTTGACACTATAGACCTTAGTATAAGAGAAAAGAAAGTACAAAATAGAATCATCTTAGTATTAAACCCTGTAACTAAAGAACATTGGATATATAAACGATTCTTTGAGGAGAGAGGCGTTTTAAGTGGATTTAACGGCATTAAGGACAATGTGTGCTATATACACTCCACATACTTAGATAATAAAGCTAACCTATCTAAAAGTTTCTTAGAAAGGATTTATAGAATTAAGAACACTAACATTAAAAAGTATCAACACAAAATACTTGGAGGTTGGTTAGACAAAGCAGAAGGGGTTGTATTTGATAATTGGACAATAGGAGAATTTAATCCTGATAACTTACAGACATCTTGTGGTATGGACTTTGGTTTTTCTGTTGATCCTGATTCACTAACAGAAGTAGCTATAGATAAAAAGAAAATGAAGATATACATAAAAGAACATATATATCGTAATGGTTTAAAATCTCACGAACTAGCAAAGATAGTATTAGCTAAAGTAGAGAATAAGCTAATTATAGCAGATAGTGCAGAACCTAGATTAATAGAAGATTTAAGACACTTAGGAGTAAACATAAAACCTGTAAAGAAAGGAACGATAGAGAGTGGTGTAACTCGTATGCAAGATTATGAGTTAGTAGTAACTTCTGAATCAACAAACATAATTAAAGAGTTAAATAACTATGTATATGCAGACAAAGGCAGTAAGCTATATGTAGATAGTTATAATCACGCAATAGATGGTATTAGGTATAACGTAATATATCACTTAGACAACCCTAATGCAGGTAAGTATTTCGTACAATAAAAAAGTGCAACTATAGTAGCTGCACTTTAAATGAAAAACAAAAATTTTATTGAAAACAAGCAAATATACGATTTTAAACTAAATAACAAATAATTCTATTATATATTATGCAAGTAAACATTAAGAAAGATGGTAAGAAAAAATCTTACAATCTTATTAACAGTTGGGATGATGTAACACTTGAAAAATGGGCTAAACTTATTAATGGTAATAAGTCAAAGACTAAAGAAGCATTAGATACGATAACTATGTTATCAGACATACCGAGAAAACTTGTAAAAGAGTTAAGTATAAATGATGTATCTAATATTCTAAACAAGATAGCTGAGTTGCAAAACAAAGCTAAAAGTAGGTTAAAGAAGATAATAAAAGTAGAAGGAGTAGAGTATGGGTTTCATCCTGATTTATCTGAGATAACACTTGGAGAATATGCAGATATAGAAACCTACATACAGGCAGGAATAGAGAATAACTTAGCTAAGATGATGGCAGTTCTTTATAGACCAATAGTAGAGAAAAATGGTAAATACTATACTATTAAGAGATATGAAGGTAGCGAGGTTAGAATGAGAGCAGAAAAGTTTAAGAAGATGAAAGCTATAGATGTTAATAGTTGCTTGGTTTTTTTTTGGACTTTAGGGAACGAACTATCAACGATTTTGCCGTTGTATTTAATGGATCGGATGAAGGAACTGAAACTATCACTACAGATGAAAAGTTCGCAAAGAAGTGGGGATGGTTCGGAGTGATGTACAGATTAGCAAGTGGAGATATAAGTAAATTAGGTGCTATAACAAATATGAATTTATATGAATGTTTAACTTGGCTAACTTATGAAGTTGATTTAAACGAAACTAAAAAAGTTAAAAGATGACACATTTTAAGAATTATAATAATACAATAGATACTCTAAAACAATTAGGAGATAATCAGTATCAAATTAAAACTGTAACAACAGGAGATATATTTGAGATTGACTTAGAGAAGAATACATTATATCCTTTAATGCACATCAATCCTGTTAATGCAGTTGCTCAAAATAATCAAATGACTTTAAACTTTCAGATATTTGTAATGGACTTAGTTTTTCCTGACCAATCAAATGAACAAGAAGTATTATCAGATTGTCTAAGTATCTGTAACGATTTAATAGGTACACTAAAGAACGGAGAGAGTTTATATCTATCCAATACAACACACGGAGAAAGTCCTGCATACTTTACAGAAGGGGATGTAACGATAGAGCCGTTTACAGAAAGATTTGATAATTCAGTAAGTGGATGGGTTTTTACATTACCAATAATAATAGAGAATGACTATAATACTTGTATAGCACCACAAGCTACAACTTATGCAGGTAAATAATGTTTAAAATAAAAATAGGAAAATTAACAATACAACTAATACCACCCAAGATTACTTATGAACTATGAAGATATATTAGAGAAGCTAGAAGAAATTAGCATAAAGCTAGAAAGCTATAACGACTATCCTGAAAGTGCTAGTAACAATGCAAAGAGAGCAATAGAATGGAAAGAAGAAAACGGAAGTTCTTGTGGTACTAGGGTAGGATGGACTAGAGCAGGACAACTAGCAAGAAAAGAAAATATTAGTAGAGATACTATAGCAAGGATGGCTAGTTTTAAAAGACATCAACAAAATAAAGATGTACCTTATTCAGAAGGTTGTGGGGGTATAATGTGGGATGCTTGGGGTGGTACTTCAGGTATTAATTGGGCAATAAATAAATTAAAACAAATAGATAAAAAATAATATGGCAGATTTAACAACAACAGTAACAGAAAGTGTTACACTAAATGGTGCAGTAAGAGGTACTACAAATACTGTAACAACTACAGGTATTAACAATGTATATGAAAGAATAATAACTTGTACTACAGGACAAGTAACTTTCTTAGCAGAATTTGGTACTAATGCACATCATTCAGGAGGAGTGCGAACAGATTTAGAAGATGTAAGATATATTAGAGTTACTAATTTAGACACTACTAATACATTAGAATTAGCAATAGTTGGAGATACAACTTTATATCAAGTACAATTAAAAGCAGGTCAATCGCATATATTAGATTCAGCAAATGCAGTTATGTTAGCAGAAGCAGATACCTCGCCTAGCTTCGGTACTATGAGAGATTTATTAAGTATTCAGGTCAGTCCTGCTGCTAATTTAGATGTAGAGATATTTATAGCTAGTGTATAATGTTAGCATTAGAAAGATACTTAAATAGTTTTGGTAAGTATGTAATAAAACAATCTAGGACAACTCTAAGTAAAAAGAAAAAAAACG